TTACCGACGTTTCCCACGTTTTGGTAGCTCCCGCCTGTAGGCAGCCCAGTAGCTGAAAGTTCACGATCCGCCTGGGCAGAAGACAGTCCACCCGCGTTCCTGATGTTCTGCTGGCCCGCTGCAATCGCCGCCGCATCGCCACCGTTGCCCTTCTCGCCAAGTTGCTCCGGGGTTGCCCTCGTTCCGCCACTGAAACCAAACACTGTGCCAACCTGCGTAGCCCCTGTCGGCTTCGTCCAGCGCTGGAATGCGCTTTCTGGCCCTGCAGCGTTGGCCTTCTGCTGCTCCGTGTAGTAGTTCCCCCCGCCCGCGTTCCTGATGTTCTGCTGGCCCGCCGCGATTGCTGCAGCGTCACCGCCGTTGCCCTGCTCTCCGGCTGGGCGAGCGCCTACACCCTGGCCGTACCCACTCTGGAATGACGTGTTCAGCGCCCCGGTCGCAGGGGCTGCGCCGGTTACGGCACCATACCCGCTGGTGTTCGCCCCTGCCCCTGGGCCGTTCGAAAGTCGTCCCGCACCTGCGTAGATGTCCTGTGCCGGCTGCCCGGTGTACGGGTACGTGCTCGCGTCCGTGTTGTCCACCGCCCCGCCGCTGGCGTACCGCTTCGTCTTCCGTTGCGCACGACGCCCGACCAACCCTTGTTTCTGCTGTGCCATAGTTCTCACTCCTTACTTGATTCGGTTGCCGCGCGCCCGCGCTGACTGGCCAGTCATGGCCTGGTAGTTCTCGGTCTTGATTTCGTTGATCGCTGCATCAAACCGCGCCTTCGCCAGCTTGGCCGCGTTGTCGTTCCGCCCGTCCGCATCATCCACGGTGAAGCAGCGATACGCCGCCCAGTCGCACAGCGCCAGTTGCCAGTGAGGCTTGACCTCGCACTCCGCGCAGCCAGCATCCAGTGTCATCGGCTTCGGAAGGCGTGCCACGCGCAGGATCGCGGTGTAGTCCTGGTCCGGGATGGGGTAGAAGCGCAGGGACTGCGTCACCTTGTCCGACGTGAAGCCCTCGGGCTTGGCCCGCGAGATAGCGTCAGGCATCCACGTCTCCGTCGCGCGCCGCAAGCGCCCGTAGTAGCCCTCAAGCGTGCATGAGTAGACCTGCATGATGTCGTCGTCCAGGGTGTACAGGTCCTCCCCCACCACCAGGTTCATCGGCCTGTCGGCGCTGACGAAGGAGTGGGTACGCACGGCGAGCTTATGCTGCGCGTCGTTGAGATACAGCACAATCTCGTCGTTGTCGTACAGCTTGCCCTGGCTCACGTCACGCAGGAGCTTTCGGGTGGTACTCAGAAGGTCGTCAAGTGTCATAGCAAACTCGTTTAGGTGTCAGCACGTTATACCACATGATTAGTAGCTCGTCGTCACGGAGTCGCTTCCCTGACCGCTCAACTGAGCGTGCAGGTTGTTCGCCCACGCCGTCGCAAGCTGGGCGATCCCTTGAGCCTCGGCAACCAGCGCGGCGCGGCGCTCGGCGATCATAGCCAGGTCGGCCGATTGGTTCTTCTCAGCGGCGCCCTGCGTCGCCCGAGCATTGAACTCCGTGCCCGTGTAGGTCAGCTTGAGCGCGTCAGTCTGCGCGCTGAAATACTGCGACGCCGCCTGCCGCAGCTTTGCCTCCGCGCCGTACCCCACATCCACAATCTGGCCTCCTGTTGCGGACGCCGCCATGATCGACTTCATGTAGTCCAGCGCTGCAGCCATGGCGCTCTGCCGCATGGTAGCCGCCTTGTCGATGCAGAACTTGAGCTTGTCGTAGGCCATCTCGAACGTCTTCGTAGCCACAGCGCGTGAAGACGCGGCGAGCTGATCCTGGGACTTCTGCTGTACCTGAAGGACCGCCGACGCAGCAGCGCCGGTGAACATCGGGAACCGGCGCGCAGAGAGGGCTGCCGACACCGCATCAGATGCCCGCTGGGAGTCCTGCGTGATGCGGCTCCGGTCTTCTTCCCAGATAATGTTGGCCAGTGCATCGGGGAGCACTCGGTCCGGGTTGTTGATTTCCGCCAGTATCCAGGCTTCCGCCGCAGCAAAAACTCCAGCGTCGGATGGGAAGTATGTGCTCAGGAAGTTGGGTAATTTGGCATCGAACAAGGACACCAGCCCTGCGTAGACCGTGTCGTACTGCGACAGCACAGTCGCTGCATTCGCCGTTGCTGCCGGTGCCGTGCTGGTCGCCGGCGTCAGCGTCGTCGGTAGGATGTGCTGCGGGTTCACCGCAGGGTCAAGCCACGTGCCGGTTGCTGTACTCGACTTCGTAGAGTACGTGTTCTGCATGTCCGCAGCGTTGGTCCATGACGCGTTGATGGCTTCGGACAGGGCCGTATATACATACGCAGTGCCACCAGGGGGTGCGGAAACAATCGCGGTCATCTCTAAATACTCCTCTGTGAATCATTAACAGTGGCCAAAACTCCCGCCAGTGTAAACGGTGCTCCACCCGTGTTCGTGATCACCATGTCAAACCACGTAGCCCGCAGTCCTTTTCCGATGTCGATGCGCTGAGTCTTTAGATCAGCGTCGGCTGCTCGGGCCGCATACGTGTACTCCGGTTTCCCTGGAGTGTTGACCGTCAGCGCCATTGGATACTCTGCGTCAACACCCAGGTACATGTACGGCACAAACTTCAGTTTATCCGATCCGAAGTTCAGTTTGCCCAGGCTGATCGTTGCATCGACCCTGCTCGCCGTCAATAGGGAGTAGACGCCATCGGCCTGGGTGCCATACCCCCTGGACATGGACGTGAAATCCCACCCGCTGTATGTCGTCGCTGCGCCGTTCTCCAGGTTCACACACCACCCGCAGGAGACAGCCTTTCGGTATCCATCCTCCACGAACACCGCGGACACGCCGCTCGCCGGTGGCGTCAGGAGGATGTTGTTCTGCATCGGCGTCGTCACCTGGCCCTGCGTGTCTCCGAGGACGATGCCGAACGGGCTGAACCACCCCACAACCACGCGAGAAGGGTCCGGGGAGGGGTCTACAAACGCCGTGCCGGGCACAGCGCCAAACGGGAGTACATCGACCAAGGGAGCGCCTTCCATCGCGTCCAGGGCGCCGGGAATCCAGTAGGTCTTGTCCGCGGCGACGTACACCCCGGCCTGCCCGGAAACTGCGATAGTGACTGCCTCCGGGAACGGGATGACGCTGTTCAGCGCCAGGCAGTACCCAGGTCGGTAGGGGATGCCGACGTAGAGCAGACTGCCCGAAAAGCTGCACAACGCGGCGTTGTGCACGAACAGCGTACCGGGGGGCAGCGGAATCTCGAACCGCCCTGTCGTCTCCCTGCCCTGCGGGGCAGCCGTCGCGGTGTACGTCGCTGTCCCGATTGCCACAGCGTCGAGTTTGAAAGGGACCTCACCGTTCGGCCCGGACAGGTAGACGTTGACCTCCGTTGCGCCCGGTGTGGACGCCGGCAGCGTAACGACGATGGACCCCACACTGGAAAGCTGCACATTCGATGAGGGGCTGATTCCTCCTTCCTCTCCCGTCGTGGAGTTCACGTAGCTCACCGACACCTGGTACCACGCGGGGTCGAGACTTCCCCCGCCAGTGATCGCCAGTGTGGGCGCCGCGGGAGTAGGCAGCCCCAGCGGATACCAGACCCCCGCACTGATACGCCCGCTGTCCGTCCCGCTGGAGTAGTAAAGCTCTCCGGCCAGCGTCTCGTAGCTCAGGGGATCGTTGCTCGTCAGCACCTTGATGAGTGTGCCAAGGGTGACGCTCTCCGGCCCCATAGTGCAGGGGTAGAGCACGCTGTCCAGCACGACGTAGCCCGTCGTCGCATCGACCATGTGCAGGCTGTGCGGGGGGTTGGCGAACGCTTGCAGCAGCGCCGTCCCGCGCCGGCTACGGATGCGGCCCGCGTTGTCGATGTCGACGTTATCCGCCGCAGCGAGGTAGTCTCCCTTCTGATCGACGTGGAGAGCGAAGTCGGGAAGCCTGTTGTTGACCCCAAGGAAGGGACCGAGAGAGACTGTTTTCATGTTCTGTAAAGCTCCGTCGTGGTGTCGTCGATGTAGGGTGCGCCGAGAGTGTCGAGCCAGTCGGCGTTGACGCCGTTGCGGATATTCACGCGGATAGGGTTGGTGAACAGCACGTCGCGCATGGCGGTGAAGCGCGCGGGATACCACACCGGGTAGCGCTCGCCAGTTTCCGCCACGCCGTACGCTTGACTGAACACGAAGGCATAGAGCATTTCCAGCAGATTGCAGGGGATGAACCCCACCTCGGTGTTCGCGTCGTTCTGCTGATTCAGCGTAGCCAGGTCGCCATACATCTTCAGTCGCAGGATGAAGTTGAAGCCGTGGAACGGAGTCGCGCCGTTCGCTTCCTCTGCCAAGGTGACGTAGTGCGCGCCTTTGAACGTACCCTGCTCGCAGTACAGGGGGGCGAAGATGGCGCGGATTTGCGGAGATGGAATGGCGTACCGACCAGTGTCGATCAGCACCTCGGGGAGCACCTGCCCGGAATAGGTTGAGTCATGCAGGTTTTGCACAACATCGTGCCCCCGAGTTTTTACGCGCAAAATAACACTGAGGGCAGCAGAAGTGTTCGCCCCTGCGAAATAACCTTCGACGCTGATATATACCCCGTTCGTTGTGTCGTATAGCAAGTAGTCCTTGGTGCTCCAAGTCAAGACACTCTCGTCCTCAGTTACTGATGACTGTGTTGCCGTGTAGTAAGCAGCGCCGATGGATGCTGTCCTTGGAACCCCGCTGCTAGACACGTCTTCAAAATACGTCTGTGACTTGTAAGCGGTAAGCATCCTGTCAAGCTCGGTGTTTTCTGGCCCCCATGTGTACCCGCCAGGAGGGGCAAAGGCCAAGAATGCCACGACTGCAACATGACCCCCTATGCCCATACCAGAAGTATTTACCCCGTGCGGGTTACAGGTATCGCCCATATAGGGATCATAAAAATTAGACACAGGGTAAATAGTCGCCTTGTTTCCACTGCTCTTTGACCTGCTCAGAGCTACCGCGACAAGCGAAGTGGAGCCTATGAGAACATTGAACGAACCTGTTTGCGTTTGGTAGGTTCGTGCCGAAACAAACGACCCTGGAACGTCATCTCCTATTATGGATTCTGTTGTTTTACCACGATACTGAGAAAAACCACCAGACCCCCCAGACTCCCAAGAAAAAGAGCCTCCACCGGACATAGATAGGGTGTCGTCAGTATTGTTCCACCTTGCCCCCGACGGGTAGTTAGCCGTTGCGTCGTTATAGTGACTATGTTCGTCTCTTACATCAAACTCAACTACATTAGCCCCATTGTAATCAATGGTAACTCCGGCATACGTAGATGTGCTACTTTGCGATCCAGAGTATGAATCTCTGACATACGGACCAGTTACCGCACCGTCAAGCGCGGTGGATACCGTTCCGGAGTACACAAAATCCACGTCGTAGTTGAAATAGGTTGGGAGGTTGGCGCCCGGAGCAACCCCGTTGGCTGACATGCCGAACGGAGTTGGCGGGAATATTGTCGGAGTGGTTGCTGTCCCGGTTGAGTGGCTAGGGGCGCCGAATGAAACGAGGGGCATCGCAACATTCGGCCCGCTCGATACCTTTGTCAAATACGGCGCAGTCAGTAGCATCGCCACCTCGGCAGCAGAGAATCCCCACTCGCCGCCCATGTCGTCCCACGAACCCGCTGTGAAGAACAGTTGCCCAAGATACGCCTTATTCGTTGCTGGGTCGATGCGCGGGCCGATGGTCAGCGCCTTTCCGTCGCTGCGCGGGGTCGTCGGCGTGAGCGTCTCAACAACACCGCCGCCGCCCCACGACTTGACTTCATCGCGGCGCACCGAGAACACGCGCTTGATCGTAGCGTTTGTCGCCTTGTCGCCGTATCGAGCCAGTCCGGTGTATGGCGGCGGCACGGGGATCATCCAAGGGATCGCCTTCGACCCAGGAGCGAAACCACCCATCACCAGCGCCGGCATCTTTTTGCCATTTACCCTGATCGTGTTGCCTTGGAACGTCAGTACGTCGTGCCAGTGCGTTGTGTCGGTGTAGGCCACGTTGTGCGTGCTGGCGAACGAGAGCACGGTGTATGTGACGTTGACCAGTCGGTAGTTCGGGTTGCTGACCGCCAGCGTGTAGGGTGAAAACAGCGCCCCGAGCGCCTTGGCCTGCACACGAGCGATGAACCCACGCTCGTACTCAGGTTCTACCTGGCTGACCGCCTGGCCCGATGTCGAAAACTCCGGCATGCCGTTGCGCGTGCGCAGCATCGTGGTCGTGCCGTCCGGGTTGCTCACGACCCTTGTGCGTATGCCGCCAGGGCCGCCCACGGCGTTCATCATGACGCGCTCTGCGCCGTGACCCTGCGCTGGTCCGTCTCGGGTTGGCAGGATCGTACCCAGAAGTTTGTCGCCGAAGGTCGTCATAGGTCGAGGAGGAACACTTGTGGTTGCCGCGTGCGAACATGCACCCGCTCGAACAAAGGCGATGGCGGGGGGAGAACGGTCTGTGTGATGTAGGCTCCGACGAACTCCCCGACAGTGCCCGCGGTCAGCGCGAAGACCCCGCCATCGTGCCTTTCTGAAACGAACGCAGCAGTGGTTCCACACGCCACAGCGAACGATGACCGAACCTCGATGCTTGCCACGAACGCCAGCGTCGTCCCTGCGGCCCCCGCGAACGCTGCCTGGACGCGGCGTTGTGACGCGAACTCCGCAACGGTTCCGCCCGCAGCAGAGAACGCAGCCGCCGCGGTGTACTGGCATCGAAAGTCCGGCGTTGTCCCGCCCCTGCCAACAAACTTGGAGGGGGCTGTGTACTGCGCCTTGAATGCAGCAGTGGTGCCCGAACGAGCAGAAAACGCACGGCGGACGGCGTACTGCGCCCTGGCGTCGAAAACCGTCCCAGCGTCGCCGGCAAAGCTCGTTGAGACGATGAACCCGCCGACGAACGATGCGACGGTCCCCGAGGTGAACACTGCCGCACGAAACCCGTGCTGCCAAACAATGTCCGTCCCACCCACCATGTGGAATTCGGCTACTTCGCCAAGTATCCGGCCGTAGAAATGGACCGCGTTCCAGGCGGGTGGGATGTAGACACCCCCTGGAGGTTGGAAATCGACGGCATTGTAGGCTGGCGGCGTGTAGCTCATGCCATCACCCCGGAACTACTCTGTCTCGTATCTCTGCAAAACCCGCTGACCCGCCATCGGTAAAAGCAGCGGGCAGAAATGCAGTGGGCGGCGTGAACGGGGCAAGATATTCAGCGCGATTGCTGTAGCGCACATCGAATAATCTGCCGGCAAGCCCTTTCCCGGCTGAAGATTGATAACCATAGCCCAAAAACACATTTTGCCCGATTGACTCTGTTCCTGATTCTGTAGCGGTCCCAACATGAGCGCCATCAATAAATACGTATGCAGCAGCGTTGCTTCGCACTGCTGCGAAGTGGTGCCATGCGCCTGCTGTGATAACTCCGTCGGCAGTAGTGGCGCTAAATGTTACTACCCCAGAGCCGTTTTCCGAATAGAATTGAACATTTCCGGCCGACCCGATCAGTATTTGGGTTCTGTTGGCATTTGACCCTATCGTTCCATTAAAGAACACTCCGTGAACTGCGCCTAGCGAAGTAACATATAGCCATCCAGACACCGTATAAACGGTTCCGAGAACCAAAGACCCACTCGCTGAAAGATAACTTCCAGCTCCGTTGAAAAGCGCACTTGGTTGCGCCCCACCGAACGGATCGGCCACCGCCGTGCTGCTTGTTACTGTACCTGTGGTTGTGAGCGTCTGTCCCGTGAGCGTTGGGAATCCTACCGCGTTGAGCCGCGATGCAAATAGGACGTTGCTCCAATAGGGGTCAGCCACCTCGTCAATACAATACACCGTGCATTCGCTGAAGTCCGGGGGATTGAACGAGTACGCTCCCGTCGAGGGGTCCGAGTTTGCCCCTCCGAGAAGCACTTGAGAACTGCGCTTGGCGACGAGCACCGTTTTTGCTGTCGGCACTCCTGCGGGGGTGTAGGTGATCCCGGATATGGTTGGACGAGGGAATGGTCCTGACGGAACCGCATGGCTCGAACTGCACTCGCCTTTGAGAATATAGACCGGGCCGATATACCCCTTGAACCCACCGCTTCCAGCCGTGTTATTACCAACTACAAGCTCTGTGCGGGTAAGGTTTCGACTGACGGTTTTTGTCGCATAGAGCGTTCCGTCAACGTAGAAATTGAATACCCCACTTACTCGGTCAAGTTGCGCCCAGTGCCATGCGCCGTTGCTCACCGTAGTCGCCACGTAGTCCGTCACGGCTGTGTACGCCGACCCATCGTGCGATTGCAGGAGGAACGTCATCGGATCGTTGGTGCTGTTGGTAACGATATACAGGCCGCCAGACGTGGCATCCGGCCCTATCGCCAGCAGCCGTCCATAACTTGCCCCGTGCCCGCCGGTGAGCGGGTAGAACGCGAACTTGATCGAGAAGTCGCCGGTCCCCATCGTGAAGTCCGCGCTCGTCGCCGCGATCACATCGTTGCTGCCATCGAAGTACGCCGCCGTGCCGGCTCCGAACGGAGAGCCAACTGCCGTCGACAACGCAGCCCCGTTGCTCACGGTGACGACATGCCCCTTCACATCCGTGATGATGGTCTGGTTATTCGCCCCCTCCATCGGCAGAAGGAGGGTGACGTTCGACCACTGGCTATCGACGGCCACGGTTTAGTACTCAGTCAGCGTCGATGCCGTGGTGATGGTCGGCACGGTTCCCACGGTCATCGGGATGGTCGGCGACAGCGCAGCGACGAACAGCAGCTTTCCGTTGCCCGTCGAGGCCGTACCGATGCCGACATACTGGATCGTCCCACCAGGGGCTGCCGTGCAGACGGGGAAGTTGATGGCCGCTACCGGAGATGCCACGCTGCCAGTGATGGTCCAACCCCCAGACGTGCGGGCCACCGTCTGACGTGCGTACCCGGTGTAGGTCGTCTCGCCTGTCGTCTGCTCCGTTGCCGGGGTGTCAGTAGGGTCCGTGGTGTGCAGACTGATGTACAGATTGGTTGCAGGAGACGACGCTGCGTTATCCGCGAAGTTGGCAATAGCTGTTGCTTGGAAGAGCAGCTTCAGGACGGCGTTTTCGAGATATGCGGTTTTACCGGACATGGTGGGCCTTTATTTGGTGGCGTTGATGGTTGTGGGCGATGGGCGGCTGGACACGAACACCTGCTGCGTTTTTTGCGTGGCGAACAGTTGCTCTGCTCCCGTAACCACGTCGCTACGTTGGGTGTGCGTAGCCACTGCAACTCGTTCTTGGCTGGTGCAAATAAACACTCGAAAGCGTCGCTTCTGATGCGCGGGCATATCAAAACGTCCAATTCAGTGTAGTTGCGCAACCAGACAACACGAATATAATCAGCAGGGCCACAACAAGCGCACCCGCCAAGGTTCCCGGCAAATCATTCGTGTGCGAATACCTGCGCCTGGCCACGCGCAGCCTCGTCACAGGAAGTCGGTTTGCTTTGTATTGCATGTCACGGCCCCATATCGGGTGTGCGTCCAGTGCGGACCATCTCGGACAATCGCTTCGCCCGGTCGCCGACCTGCACCGCCCACTTGCTGTCGAGCATCGCGCCGGCAGCGGCGGCATAGTGACCTTGCCTCAGCCAGCCGAGCGTTTCCTTGAACTTCAACAAACGTGGCGCACCCAAGTTGAAACACATATTCGCCAAGGCGCGTCGGCGCACCTCGTCGAGCGTTTTCCACCACGGAAGTGCGCGGTCCAGTTCGCTCAGAGTACGGGTGATGTCGTTGCCGAGCAGATACGCCGCGTTGCCGCGAGAGATAGGTTTGCTGCGCGCATCGTGGCCCACCTCGTCAAGCTCAATGCGCGTCAGGGGGCAGGCGTCCAGATTGCGGCCGACGCCGATCGTCAGGTTGCCTTCGCTGTCGGGATACGCGACAAGCCGTACATCTTCGTCGCGCATCAGTTCCGTCTTGAGTTTGTCGAGATTCATTTGTTTTCACCATCTTTGATGCCGGCAAGCTCGTCGATCTTCCGCTCCGCCGCGCGCTCAAGCACGTAGAGGAGCCTGGCCGCGCCGTGGCCAGAGATACCTGCCGCCGCTGCGCAGACACCCGCAGCGAAGTCATAGGCAGCAAGAAGCATGAACGCTCCGATACCCACGAAACCACTTGTCATCATCTCGCCGAGCAGTTCGAACACGCTGAACGCTCGGGGGTTATCCGCCTTCGTCCGCGCCCACCAGTTGATCGCACCAGAGCCGAAGGCCATGACGCTGGCGAGCGTCCATGTCGCCCCGTTCCACAAAGTTGGGTCCTTGTCAGGCACGTTCATTCTTTCCCCACGGAGATAGCGCCCCGCAGCAGTTGTGTGATGACCGGCGTAGCGTCGCCGCTGACCATCTCGACTTCCCATACACCGTTCTTGCCGGCGAGCGCTGCCGTTGCGGCGGAGGGAAATACGAGGGTAACTGTGTATAACGAGGTGTCGATGAGCAGATCAAGAATGTCCAGAGGGTCGTCTGCGACGAGGTTCGAAGCGAGCACCGTTCCTCCGTGGCGGTCCTCAACGCGCAACCTGCCAGTGAATCCCGACAGACTCACCGGCGTGTTCCACTGCACGACCCCTCCGCTCGTCCAGGGCCTGAAGTCAGCACCATTGACCTCGTTCAACTCGATCACATTGGCGTCGATCACCGTCGCTTGGTGGTAATCCGAGTCACGCAGACGTGCGGGGTCCTCAGCGTTGAGTTCGGTCATCCCCCTCGCGCCGGTGACTGCCACGCGCCAGCCGTCAGGGATGCCGTGGCCCGCGATGGTGATGCGCGGCGCGCCGGTGGCGACCGAGATTGCCGTGATCGCTTTGCGCAGGATCGGGGCTGACTCCCAACGCAGCACGAGGCTGAATGAGGTTCCGGCAACTAGAGCAAGGTCTTTCGTTGTACAGGTCATATCTTCTTAATCATTCTGAATAAATCAGCATGTTTTCAGGAGCTTTGGGAGATGTCGTGTAAGACGCTTTGCTGGCCCTGAAAAGCCACCACACTTTAGTTACTCCATCAGACGCAGACGGCCTAATGGCCGTAGCAATGACTTCTGTGTCTGTGATCGCGAGATAGTAAAATCCGGGAAGCGATCCGCTGGCGGTAGAGTATTGTCCTGGGTCTTCGTAAACAACAGCCCCTTCTATTCCGTTGGAGCAAATGATGTAGTTGCGACCATTAGCGGTTTGCTGTTTCCAGCACGTATAGATTAGCCCGGTATCCGGGTCTTTTGCACTGTACGTCGCGAAGCTGCGCGTTGTGTACGCGCCTGTCTCGACAGCTCCCGGAGTCAGCATTACTACGTCACTAGAACCACGAGGAAGCCTATATAACCCTGTCTCGTGGTCATCAGAGCCAAGAAGCAACCCTTCCGGCACGGCAATACCCGTAGTCGGCTGCAATTCTCGCAACACATTATCTGCGCGAAGAACCGTCTGGCTGTGAACAGCGGTCCATGACGAACCGCTATTGTCAGAGTATTCGATAGACTTCCCTGATCCTGCTGCTATCTCTTCATGGTGCGAGATATAAATCCGGTCGCTGGCGTATCGGTCGAATAGCGCAAAGTGGATATGCCTGTCGTTTTTGCTGTCCGAATCCAAATCACGAATCACTGACCATATGTGTCCATAATCCGTCGACAGCCAGACGTACCTACTGTCCGTGAAGGGCGACCCGTAATGAGTCGCCACAACTTTGCCGGTGCCGTTGAAATCGACTCCCCACGGCATGAAATAGGCAGTTGTCGGAGATGTCAGCACCGAAGATTTGCTGATCGACGCAGTTCCCCATCCGGTTGTCCGGTAGATGTCCAGATTTCCGACGATCAGGACCTCTCCGTCATCCGACGGGACCAGCAAACTAGCGCCAGATGCCAGTCCTGTGCTCCCAACTTGCGCCCACGTTCGCGCTCCGTCTGTGCTGCGATACAGCTTTGTGGCGTCGTCTCGCCCATACACGTAGCCGTCTTCCAGACGCGAACAAATAGGCCGTATTCCGTTCGCCGGCAGCTCAATCCATTCGACAGATGATAGCGACGAAAACGGCATTACGGCTTGACCATGACGTATGAGTTTGTCACCACAAGATAATCAGCAGCGGCAGATACGCTACCAACAAGCTCCAGCAACTGGTCTGCTGTCATGTCGACGGTCCGCTGAATCAATGATCCAATCGCTGCGGCCGTGCCGTCGACAACAGCTTGGCCTTGCTGTTTATTCGTTGCGCCGACGTTGTTGAACGATACCTTTGCGCGCAGCGAAGACGATGTGGTTGTACCTCCTCCGCGACACACTATTGATCCGGCAAGATTGAGCTGTATCAGTTTTGATGCCGCCGTGGCCCCGCCTTCTCTGGCCAGATACATCTCACATTCACCATTCGCCCCCATGATTCCACCGGGTAGCGTCAGCGAATACATTGTCGTTGCCGTCGTGTATGCCGCGCCGGCATTCACTGACTCGCTCGAAACAGTCTGCGACAGCGGGTACGTGAACGTGATCGTGTTGGCGTCGACTCTGGAAAATCCTGGATACCATCCGGCAGCAATAGATGCGCTGCCGGGATAGTAGAACGTGAATCCTTCGAGCGATCCGCCGGAAGGAATTCCGTGCGCCGTGGCGGTGACAGTAACCGTCGTTCCAGACTGCGCAGCAGTGCTGCTCGTCACGAGCGATGCGATAATTCTCGGAACGAAGTTTGTCCACTCGAACACGCGCGTTGAATTGAAAAACATCGCCGCATGCTCGTCCGCATGGTTTGCAGTTAGGGTGAAGCCTACCTCGCTGCCGCTCTGTCCGACGATTGACTGAACTTTGCCGTCATTGCCGTACACAACAGACATTGATGACCCTTGAAGCGATTCGTGTGTCAACATGACTAGTTCCTTGCAAAAGTTACAACCCGCTTACGTGTAAGCACATTATACCCTTGGTTGCCGCAGCTTCATTCGGCGTCAGAGGGGAAGTCCAGGTCCAGATCAAGGTCAGCATCCAGATCCAGGTCCGCGTCCAGAGGGGTGTCCAGGGGCAGCTCAAGCTGCTCACCTCCGGTACTTTCCTCATCCTTGCCAGGCTCCACAGCGGCACGAGCGGCCTCCATCTCGGCCTTTGTGCGCCGCTTCCGGGGTGCCGGTGCCGGTGCCGGTGCAGCCAGCGTAGCACTCACAGGCTCATCTGCCCACTCCGCAAGCACGCTGCGCCCCTCGGGGGTCATGGCAAACACCCCGTTGTCGTACGTGGCAATGAGCACATTGCGCTGCTGCCCGTCTGCACAGAGGTGGTGCTTGATCACGCCGCCGGGAACCACCTGCGCGTCCTCGCCCAATGCCACCAACACCGATTCCATCGTCCATTCATTCATGTCGTTCTCCTTGTCGTTGCAAAAACGGGGCCGAAGCCCCGCCCTTTGTTGCTATCAGATGCCGCGCTGGGGGGCTTACGCCCCAGCCATCGTGACCCAGGTAAGGCCAGAGCCGCCGGTGCAGATGTACTGCGCTGCCTTGGCGTTGGTGACGTTCACCGCTGCGTTGGCGGAACCGCCATTGATCGCTCCGCCCGTGGGCGGGAACACGGCGCACGGCGCAGCGCCGTTGTTGCGCACCGTGATAATCTCCCCCGCAGCGCAGTTCGCCGGGAGGATGACCGAATCGGCAGACGTAGCGCACGTGGCGACGACGTTGATGCCGTCGTTCAGTGCAGTAGCCCCGGTTGCTCCACCGCCGGCAAGCGCAGTCAGTGCCGTTGTAACTCGTGCAGCGTATGTGATCATGGTGTTGCCTCCTTAGTACACGATGGCCAGGGCCAGCGCTTCCGATTTGATGACCTTGCGGCCATACACGTTGACGCCGCGAACGAAGTCGCCGAAGTCACTGGGGTTGCGCACCGTCTCAGTTTTGGTGAACTGCGACGCGAAGGTGATCGCGGCTTTGTGGCCAGCGATGATGACACGCGACTTCTGCGCAAACGTCGCGCCGGCAGCGGAGGTCTGCGTACCGTCGCCCGAGGTCCAGGTGGTACCCGATGCGGCGCCGCGCGGCAGGTTGTTGGTGACGTACACCTCGAAGCGGTCGATGGCCCCGATCTTGCCGTTCCGCACGATGGACTGGCTATCGCCGGTCAAGTATGCTTGCTGCAGGTTGCTGTTCATCAGCGCCTGACGGCTCACCGGGTCAATGAGCAAGTACCGATCCGTCTCCGGGATGTTCTGCTCGTCCAGAGCGCTCGAAAGGGCCGTGATCAGCGTGACCGCCGACGTAGAGCTGGCATTGAAGTTCACCGGCGCCGCAACGGTCCCCAGGTTGTACGAACCGGACTTCGCGCCCGCCGTCGCGCCCTTGTTGGTCGTCGCCGCACCCGTGAAGGTTGCGAAGAAGCACTCGGAGTCGACCGCAACCTTCATCTGCATACCGGCGTCGTTCGAGAACATGTCCAGGAGCTTCGGCTTGCTCTGCATGTCCAGCAGGTCGTTGACCTGGAAGGCGTAGTACTTGCCCTGGTCGATCTGCAGCTCGATGGTGTTCGGAGTCGGGACCTGATACTGCAGGCCGGCGCCGGGCACGTACGTGGTGATGGCGATGTCGGGGATGTTGTTGATGATCACCTTGTCGCCGATGCCACCGATCTCGCCTTCCCAGTTGGTGTTGGTGATGGACGCAAACGTGCTCGCCGTGTAGAACTTGGCGTTGAGCTTGCTCGACCAGATGGTCGGGATGAATGTGCCGGAATAGGCCGGCGAGGTGTTGAACGGGGCGGAAACGGGAAGCGTTACGCCCGAAGTTACGGTAGCCATGGTAGCTAGTCCTTATGTGTAAACACGTGTGGTCTAGCCCCAACCAACATCAGAACCGCACGCGCCCTTCGGCGAGTGCCTGGTCCGCTTCCGCCACACCGGCTTCGTAGTCCTCGCGGGACACGGTCTGCAGGCGGCGGTGGTCCATCGCGGCGGCGTACTCGGCACTCGTCCAGATTTTTCCGGTGGAGGCCGGCGTCGGCGCCGTGGCCCTGCTGCTGTTTGGGGCAACTTGACTGCTGAGGCTTGGCTTGGATGGTTTGGGTTGCGGTTTCGGCGCGTCGGCGGGGGCAACGATACCCACTACCTTCTTGAACTCAGCCACCTGCTCGATGAGCGCCGTAGCGTCCATCCTGCGTAGGGCTTCTTCTGCCAGGGCGCGGCGGACAAAGGGCGTACCAGGTGCCCGGCTGTCCAGGAACTCGAACCACCGTGGGTCCTCGTTCACTGCGTCGAAATCGGGAACTGCGTTCGGGGCGCGCACGGCACTCCAGAACTTCTCCTCCTCCGACTGCACAATCCGTTCCTCCTGGCGCTGCACCTTCTGCTCCACCACGCCATACCGCTGGTCCAGGTCCGCGTAGAGTTGCTGGGAGAGCTTCTTGAACTCCTCCTGGGCAACGCGCCGCGTCATGTCCACCAAATCCACGCCGTACGCCTCAACGTCGGCATCTGTGACCAGCTTCGCTTCTTGTGCCTTGGGCGCGTCGGCTTTGGTCTGCAAGGCGGCGACCGCCTGCTCCAGTTTTTCCGACAGTTCGCGTACCTGCTGATGGAGCCTCGGCGTTTCCGCGTTGTACTTCCCTTGCAAGACGCTGAACCGATGCGCCAGGTCCGATTGCGGGCTGGCCACCTGAGTGTGCTGTACTGCTTCCGGCTGCTGCACGGCAGTGGGCGGGGCGGGGGCTACATCGACGGGGTTCCCTGTGTCGGGAGCCGGGCTGCCATAAACTTGCGCCTCGATTGCTGCTGCCTGGTCTAGCTGTGCCTGGATGGCGGTGGGCAAACCACTCATGAAAGTTTCCTTTTCGTGCCGACTACGTGCTTACGAGTTAGCAGGTTGCCCCTGCCAGGGATTCGTTCCACGCTACGGGCTACTGGTACTACGGGTTTCGTTGTAGGGGGATCACTCCCCCCGGTCTTTGGGGTTTCCCCCGCTCCTTCTCTGCCAGCGTCTCCGCTTTTTCCAGCAGGTCCAGAATTTCCTTGTACGCCTGGGCACGCCCTTGAGCCTGCCGCAAGATGTCGCTGTCCTTCTGCGTCTCCAGCGCGTCGCGCCAGGTGTTACGTTGTTCCTGCAACCAGGCCCGGAAAGGTGCAAACTCCGGGTAATTTCGCAGTTGCAGGAGCGCGCCGATCAGGGCACGATCAACAACCACGGCCGGCCTTGACCATGCCGCCTTTCTTGAAGCCCGGAGGCATCCCAGCGGCGGCCGGCGGGAACCCCTTAGCCGGAACGGCAGCGGCTTTCGCGGCAGCCTTCGGCGGGAACGGAGCTTTTCCGGCCTTCTTGGGGGCTGCAGCGGCGGGTTTGGCGAACGGGTTTGCGGCCATGACGAACTCCTTGTCGGGTGAGTGCTACTTGTCTACTAATTCATTTGCAAATGTACATACCTGTTAGCACGTTGTCAAGATAATCGCCGGAGTTTGTACAGCGCCCTTGCGTACAGGGCGCTCAGGTCGTCCAGCAGGTTGTCCAGAGGTCGGTCGCAGTCCGACTTCCCGAATACTTTGCGGGCGTCCTCGATGCCTTCCAGGTGGTTTTCCAGCACCGCGTCGATCTTTCCCTTCTCCGCCGGCCGGTACGGCACGTCTCCGAGTGCGCCGTACGTCCCTTGGTACACCTCGGCAAACGCATCGGCCTTCTCCACCACGGCATCGTAGAACTCCTGAAGCGCCACGTGTGCGGCGTACGACGGCGTCCGCAAGTGCTCCCGGTGCGCCTGTTCCCTCGACAGGAAGGCAATGGACACAATCTCCGCTGCAGCTTCTCTGGTGCTCATGCCGGCGCTCCCATGGTGTCAGTGATCGGTTCGCCCGTCATCAGAGCCTGGCCGCTGGGCTGCACCGCTCGCCGGCGAGCGCCATCTTGCACTCCTCCTTGGTCCTGCCCTGGCTGCGCCTGTACTGGTGTCGATGTCGGTGCCTGCGCTTGCTGGGCCTGCATCTGGGCCTGTTGATCGACTTGTTGCAGCATCAGCGTCTCCTCGTCGGGAACAATCTCGTCGGCGTCCATATCCAGCGTCTTGGCCTGCTCGTGCAACAGCGCAGCGATCCCCTTCTGGCCAACGATCTGCTGCGTCAGCGGGTTCGACAGCACCACCTGCAGGAACTCGTTCCGTCTCGTCTGGGCGGCATCCTTAACCACCAGGCCCTCGGCGCCCACAGCCACGATGGCGATGTCGCCCTTCAGGTCCGGGTCGTCGCTGTACATCATGTTGTGCACGTACAATCGCTCAACGGCTGGCTGGATCACATGGGTATCGACGTTGAAGATCACCTGCTTGATCGTCTTCCCGGCGTTGCCCATCAACATGCTCATCCCGCTCGCCGTCCGCCCGGCGCCGCCGATGCCCGCGTTGTCGCCGGTGATGTACTTCGGAATGCCCGTGTCTTCGTCCGCCCTGGACGCAAACTTGTCGAAGATGGCGATCAGCTCGCCTGAGATGCTGGTCGGCTGGAAGAAGTCAATCGGCCGCGCCGTGCTGCCCATCGGGTCTGACACCATCTGCCAGATTTTTCGCGGGTACATCTCGGTGAGGTCCTCGCCGGCTGCCAGACGGTCGGTGTTGACCGCAATCTGCGGCCCTGCGGAGAGGCCCATGTTGTCCGCGATGGACCGGGCGGCGTAGTTGCACATGCTCTGGCAGTCGCGCATCAGGTCCGGTACGCCGTTCCCCCAGAAACTCCCCGGCACCTCTTCGAAGCTGGCCTTGAAGTACGGCTTGCGGTGGAAGGGGTCGTAGTTCAGGATCGCCTTGATCACCCAGCGCCCCACCAGCCACACCTCGCAGTGGTACTCCTTCACTGGGTCAAGCTCGGTGTCGTCCATCCCCCACTCGGACAGCGCCCTGCCCTGCACCGCCCCCCAGAACTGCAGCGCGTCGATGTCACCCTCGATGTTGTCCATCACCACAGCAATGGACTTCCCTTCCGCTTGGGCCTTCGCCGAGTCGATGTAGAGCCAGTCGCGCAGCCCGCCACGGCCATACTCGTCCAGCACCGCAGCGATAGCGTCGTCATCGTACCCATCGACCCCCTGCAGCTCCGTGAGAGACTGTCTGGAGAGCCTGTGGCGCTCGATAAAAAACCCGTCGTTGGGGTGAGTGCTGCCGGGCGCCGGGTAGGCGTTGAACGGGTCCAGGCGCGACCAGGTGGCCGTCACTTCCTCCGTAACCACGGGTTCGAACTTCCCGCCGGCGTCCTGCCACACCAGCTTGGGCTTCTTGCGCAGCACAGGACCTTTGAGCAACGCCGCGGGGAACGTCACCAGGTCGTCCAGGAACGCGCTGAACGTCTCGCGCCACTCGCCCTGGAGCATCTGGTCCTCCATGGCGTCTTCCATGCGCCCAGCGGCTTCCTTGGCCATCTCGCGCATCTCCACCATGCGCTGGGACTTCACCTGCTGGACCAGCTCGTAGGCTTCCTGGTACGAAATCACGCGGCCTTCGAGCTGCTCAATCTCCATGACACGCTGGTTGGTCTCATCGAACACTGCTTGCTTCAGGTCCGGTGGCAGGTCCGGGATCGGCGTCGACATGATCGTCCATGGCTTCTCGTCCTTGGCCCCCATCAGCGTGTCCCGCAACCAGGCGCTCGCCGCTCGGCATTTGTTCGAGGTGATCATCATGAAGATTTCCGACCCACCCTGCTGCGAGATGTCGGCCTTCATGGCGGGCTCGTACTCACCGCGCCGCTGCCGCAGGTTCGCCAGGAGGCGCTGGTCCACCATCTGCATCTTCGCCCGATACGCCGCGTCCCAGCACTTCCGCACGTAGGTGGACAGCGACTGCATGAGCGGCGTGTGCTGCCGCAGCGAGGCTTCATTGGTACGGTCGGCCAGAAGCTGCGAGAGGCTCTGGACGGGGAGGATGCCATTCAAATTAAGTCCGGGCATACTGAGTCCTGGAGTTGGGGCAAGTGTGGGAAGGACGAAAAAATCCCCCCAGACCTCTGGGGTCAATGGGGGGCAGGATCACCACAGGAGAATCTGTAGCATAGTGCTTACGTGTGAGCACGTCAAGCCGCAGCCCACCGGAACGGCGCTTTCTTGATCATTCGCTTCTGCGTCAGCATCTTGCTCCCGAACGTCGTACCATTGTCATGTTGCAAAAAACTATAGCAGGCCGCGTCGACCACGTCACTCCACGGGTGGAGCTTCTCCGGCTTGTCGTCAACTTCACCCTTGGTGTTCATGCGATAGCGGTACTTGCTGCGTAGTGCTGTGATCAACAGCGTACATGCAGGGTCGATCAGCAACGCTGGCTTACCGTCCACCATCCGGGTCATGGCGTTCTCGCCAGCAGAGATGCGTGCCGAGATGACGTTCGTTCTGGCGGCCTTGACGGCGAACCCTTCTGCCCGGAACACGTCGGCTACTGAGCGCTCGTCCGTCTGCGCGCGCTGAAACGCCGCGGGGTCGATGATGATGATCACCTCGCGCCCCATGTACTTGTTGGCGATCAGGG